CGAACATCGATCGGAAGCTGTCGACCGCGCCGCGGAAGTCCCGGTCCCCGGCTCGAAACGACGAGTAATTGACGGACGAGAGATCGCCGGTCAATTGAGCATAGAAGAGATCGACCCCGGCCGCGATCGCTTGCTGTTGCTTCGCATAGAAGTCCGAATACCCTTCGTCACGCGGCGGCGAGATCGGCGTCGCCTTCTCTCCGACCCGGCCATACATAATCATTCCCGGCCGGAGCTTCTCGATCCGTTGCCCCGTGTCGTCTTCGGTCCGGGTCTCGCCGCTCAGTAGCCCGCCGCCCGCGGCTTCGTCCTGTTCGATCCAGAGCGCCATACAAGCAGCGATACGAGCCTTCACGATCTGAGCTTCGTCGACCATCCCGAGATCGCGGATTCGCGTCATGACGGGAGCCATCCACGGGACGCCGTGAACTTGTCCCGGCCGGAGCTTCCGGTAAGCGTGAGCGACGTCGCGCGCCGGGACGAACGTCGCGGTCGTCTTCCGCCGGAAGTTCGCGAAGTTGAGCGTCGAGCCCGGATGCTCCGGGAAGAGCCAATATCCGCGCCGTTGCCCGATCGCGTCGAATTCGATTCCCTGATCTGTTTTGTTCGCGCCGTCGCGCCCTTCCTTTGCCCGGTCGATATGATCGGGTTCCAGTAGTTGATACTGGACCGGAACTCGGAGCCCGTCGCTCCGTTGTCTCCACCGTCGACGAGAGATGATCGCGCCACTCTCGATGATGGTTCGCACGGCGAGTGACTGGAGTCCGAAGAAGTCCAGTTGTCCGTCGGCGTCGCACTCATCGCGGAAGAACTTGAACTCTTCGGCGATCTTTTCGTCGAGCGTTTCGTCTCCGGTATCCGGACGCGGGACGATTCCCTTCCCGACCGTCGAGTTCGCGAGGATCGACGAGATCCGCGCGCCGTGAGGATCGTTCCGAGTCAAGTCGCGCGACCGCTCGATGAGCTTCGGAAGATCCGGACCGATCGCCGCGTTCGCGTCGCCGCCGGTCGTCGTCCAGTCCGAAGTACGGCGCCCGATCCGCCCGGCGTCGTAAGCACCGAGAATCTCAGTCGCGGCCCGGAAGCGCGCGCGATGATATGCGGTCTTCGGCGAGAAGAAGCGGATTGATCGTTCGAGCCAGTTCATCAGTCTTCCCCGAACTCCGCGAGCGAGACCCGCGCGATCGGCGACGCTCCCGTCTCGGCGTCGATCTCGTCCCGGATGTCGCGAAGGTCTCTCAATTCGCGATAACGGACCCGGTTCGGTCCGGTTCCGACTTCACTCGCACCGGAAGCGATCACCTTTTCGAGTGTTTCCTTCTGAGCCGTTGTGAACGCCATTGTTCCCCCTTCCCTTAATGCGTCTCCGGCGGCGCGGCCGGGTCGAGCTCCGGCGCGTCGTAATCACGCCCGGCGCGCGCTTCCGTCGTGACATCCGGACGAGCGCGGAAGCGGTTGTTCGGAAGGCGACGCCAAACCCACGCCGGACCGTTCGCGCCCGTGATCTTCTCGAACGCCCGTCCGCATTCCGGACAATTCCAGACGGTCCCGTCTGCTACGTCGGCGGCGACCGGATGGACCTTCCGGAGCTCGTCGGAACATCCCTCAATCGGCCTGTGATGACTCATTAGAACCAGTCCCCCCCGCGACCGCCGAGCCAGTCGTCGCCGTCATCGCGGCGCGCTCGGCGCTTCGGTTCCTCCGGCTTCGGGACGACCGCGATCCGGTCCGCGTTCCATCCGAGCCGCTTCCAGTGTTCGTCCGTGAACTCGTCGATCCCGAATATCGTCGCGGCGGCGCGCGCATAAACCCGGCAGTCGAGCGCTTCGTTCCGGACGTTCGAGTGTCGGACCCACTCGAAGCGGCCGCGCTTGCGGACGACCCGCGACTCCGACGTTAGCCCCTGGAACCATCCGATCTCATAACTCGGGAAGTGACAGAAGCCCGGCGGATAGCTCTCGCCGGGAGTCGTCGGAACCGGGAAGCGGAGCCATGAATAGAGTTGTTCCTTTACGGCCGCGGTCCCGACCGTGACGAGCTTCACCCCGCGGCGTCGGCGCGCGGCGTCGGCGGACGTATAGCGTTCGATGATCCGGACGTGATCCGAGCCGCCCTTGATCGGGACGACCGTTCGCGGAGCCGGGACTCTCCATCCCGCCGACGAGAAGACCGCTTGCGGATGCTTCTTCGTGAATTCGTATACTTCCGGCGCGCGGTATCCGGTATCGACGGCGAGAACCTGGATCGGGAGCGTCCCTCCGTTCGCGCGCCGCCAGTCGCGCCCGAGAAGCTCGCCGAGCTCGTTCCATACCTTCTCGCCGGACGTGTCGCCCTCGATCACGACATAGTCGATCGACCATGATTCCTTACGCGGTCCCCACGCGACAACCTCGACTTCGAGCCGGTCCTTCTGGACGTCCACGCCACCCGTTAGAAACAGACCGCCACTCGGGACGACGCCGCGCTCGTAATTCTCGCGGCGCTCGAAGAGCCGCGTCGCGTCCGGCGCTTCTCCCTTATCGACCCACACTTCAGCGAGAGCCGTCATCACAAACACCTTTAGTCGTCGGACATCCCGTTTCGCGACCTCCCAGTCTTCCGCAAGTTGCGCCCATGAATACCACCCGACGGGAGAGTAAAGCGAGCTCAGATGGAAGGAAGCGCGACGAGCCGACTCCATCGCTTCTCGAATGTCGGCGATCTCTCCAGTATCGGCGAACCCGACCTCGCGGAGCTCCGGGTCCGACGCCGTCGCGACCCATATCCCGGCCGCGAGCATCTCCGGCTTGAAGCGTTCCTCGATCGGCTTCGAGCATTCCCGGCAAACATACGCCGCGGAAGCGCACCGATCCGCGCGATTCTCCGGGCGCTCTTCTTCCACAGGTTCCGGCTTCCAGCGAAGACGCTTGAACTCCAGCGCTTGATAATGTCCGCAATGCGGGCATGGAACGAAGAAGAAGCGCTGATCGCCCTTCCGGAATTCGGCGTCGATCCGGGATTTTGGAGCCGTCGCCGGAGTCGAGAGACGGAAGCTCTTCCCGCGCGGGAAGTTTGAGAACCGCTTCTCGACGAGCGCGATCGGATCGCCTTCTCCGTCGGCGTCTTCCTCGAATGCGTCGACTTCATCGCTCAGTATGAATTCGGCCGGAGTCGACCGGAGCTTCGCGGCGGACGAGCTCCAAGCGAGCTTTATCCATCCGAGCCCGCCCGCGATCTTCTTCGAGAAGAGCGTGTTCCCGGACTCGCGGCGCGCGACTTCGAGCACCTTCCCCCGGAGAACCGGCGTCCGCTCGATCAGCGACGCCAAGCGAACCCGAGACCATTCTTCCGTGACCCCTTGCGTCGGAAGCAATATGATCATGCTCGTCGGAGCCTGATCGATCATGTATCCGACCCAGTTCACGCCGGACTCTGTCCCGCCAAGCTGCGAGCCCTTCATGAACGTGACGAAGCGCGCCGGATGCTCCGCGCTGAGAGTGTCCATGATCTCCCGGAGATACGGCGTCCGGGATGTTCTCCAGGGACCGGGCTCCGGGCTCGGCGGTCCGACCATTCGGAATTCATCGGCCCACTCTGAGACCGTGAGCTTCGGCGGCGGCTCGGATGCGCGCGCCCATGCTTCGTCGACGAGCGCCGCCGGATTGCCGATGACGAGAGCCATTATCAGTACACTAAGCCGCGGCATTCTTCCTCAGAATCTCCGAGCTCCGTTCGCGAAGGAACTCCCGGACCGCCGCGTCCAGGTGACGCCGGAGCCGCCGCTCCGGAATCTTGAGCGCCGCCGCGAGAGTCGCCGAGATACGTCCCGGCCAATTCAACAGAGCGTCGCGCTCGGCGCGCGCTCGGGATTCGGTTGCTTCGATCATCGCGGCCGCGGGAACGAGATCGCCGCGCCGTCGAGCGAGTTCCAGTTCGTCGAGTTCGGCCTTCACCCGTTCGCGCCGGAGCCGTGCGTCGGAGAGAGATTCCGGAGACGGCTCGACGACGTCCCGGTTCTCTTGTCTCGTGTTTCGCTCCCATTCGCGATCCGCCGTCTCGACGTCGACGATCGGGACCGTGATCCGCTTCGAGTCGCGCGCCTTCTGGACGGCTCGGAGCGTCACGCCGCGATGTCGAGCGTATGCGCGAAGGCTCACGCCGGACCGCTTCGACTTCTTCGTCTTCATGACGACCTAGAATCACGCCTGAAACCAGACAAAACCGGCACACAACAAACCCGCCCGCGAGAACCGCCGGGAAGGACCCGCGGCGCTCTTCCGAGATCGTTTCGGGTCGTCATAGCGTGCGAACCCCGGCGGCGGTAGTCAGAACGAGCCGATAACAGGACTTCCCGGACCGAACGCCGTCGGCGCCGACGAGGAATTGCCGCTCGGCTCGGGAGATGGGCTCCGGACCGCCGCCCCGTGTCATAACGACGGCCCGGACGCGACCGCGGCCGCGCGCTCGTGCGAGACCGCGATCGATGAGAGACGCCGCTTCAGTCGCCGAGACGACGGCGAGCGGCCGCGAATTGTCATCCGTAAGTACACGGACGGAACGAGAGAAGAACATGGGATGCGCCGGGTTGTTGAACCGGCCCCGTCCGGTCGTCACCGCCGCGACGCCGCGGCGCGGCTTTCGCCGATCTGCGGCAAGTATGCCACAGAAAACAAACATTTTGCAATCGGGATGTTTCCAGTCGTCACGCCCTCCGGCGGCGGTAGTCGGCCGCGGTCGTCATAAAGTCAGAGTTCCGGCGTTGACATAAAGTCAGAGTTCCGGCATACTCGAACCAGGAGTCCATACCATGAAACAAAACACAGAGACCGAACCCCGGAAGCCTGAAGCGACGCCCGCCGACGGCTCCATCATTCGTGAGTGTCCCCAATGCCGCGGCGTCGGGTCGTTCCTCGACCGCGACGACGGCGAGTCGCCGTGTCACGTATGCGATGGAAGCGGAGGTATCAAAGAACACTCCGATCTCTCGTCGGTCGACCTCGACCTATTGAACAAAGCCGAGCTCCGTCATCGATGTGTCGCCGCCGAACGGGAAGTCGCCGAGTTGAAGGAATGGCGAGACGTCGTCGTCGCCGTCGCGAAGACAACACCGCTCCGGATGAAACCCGACCGCCGACGCGAGAGCGTCGAGTTCCGCGGACCGTCGCTCGCGGAAGCTGGATTCATCGTCGCCGTTGTCCATTCGCCGAAACATCATGACTCCCATTGGGTCGAGCTTCATTCCCGATGCGGAGACGGCCCCGCGTACTATCACGGCGAGTTCTGCGAAACGGACGAGCACTTCGAGGAAGAGCTTCTCGAATCTATTCGGGAGCGCGCCGAGCGTCTCGGGCTCCATTTCAGCGCGCCCTATGCTCGGCGGATGCTGAAGGAGTGGAGGTTCTAACGATATGAGCGAATCAAAACAGAAGCGGACCGCCCGCCCGTTCGCCTGTCTCGGCAGGAGAAGCGACGGCCGGACGAAGACCGGCGTCATCCTACAACTGATGGATCTCGACGATCATCTGATCGAAGCCCCTCGACGCTACGAGCCGAAGCGCGGAAGCGATCTCCGGCGCTTGCGTTGCGGCGGCGTCTATGTGATTGACGAAGTCCAGGACGGATCGATCATCCCATCGACGGCGCGCTTCGTGAAATTCTTCCCGGACGAGACGAAGCGCCGGGAATGGATGGCTAACGAGAGCGTCTCCGATGTGATCGCCGAATCGCGCATCCGAGAGAAGAACACGGAAGATCCCGCCGAGCTCGCGAGAGCTCTTCGTCCGTGGCGGCGCATATACGGGAAGATGATCGGGAACCGGCGGCGCGACGCCCTGGAACTGATCGTCCTTCGGACACTCCGAACGCCCATCTCGAAGAGAGAGCTCGACGACGAGCGGAAGGAAGGCGACGAATGAGCCGCTCATTCACCTGGACAGATGACACCGTCGAGCATACCGACGCCGATCACGAGCGCGCCGCCGCTCTCGCTCGACGATGGAGCGCGCTTCACGACGAAATCGAACGCGAACAGTGGGCTCGACAAAGCGACCTGGAAGACGGCCGCCGATACGATCCCGAGCCGGACTATTGCTCAGTCTGCAACGGAGAAGGCGAGATCGGAATCGTCGTCCCGCCGGGAGAGATTCCCGGACACTTCCGCCGCCCGGAATGGCTCGTCGGAATCGACTGTCCGGCGGCGAACTGTGAAGACGGTCGCGATCTGACGCCGATCATTGAGTATGAGAAGCGAGAGCGAGCTCGAACCGCCGATCGCGCTCTCGAACTTGAGCTCATCGAGGATAAGCTCGCCGCGCTCGGCGCTCGCATGATGCGACCTTATGAACACTGGAACGAAGACGAGCGGCTCGTCGAATACCTCGAATGCGGGCGCTTCGGCGACGTTGCATGGTAGCGATGCTAACCTTCTCACAATTCCGCGACTCACGTCGTCCGGCGGCTCCCGAGAGCGGCGGACGGCGTTCCCCTGGAGATCCTCCGTCCCGTGAATGGTTGTATCTCCGCGGAGCTCTGATCGAAGAGACGGAGACCTGGAGCGAACCGGCTCCGGGCGCGTTCCACATTCTGATCGACGGCGTCGACATCTTCAGTGACGACCGGCAACACCTGGAGATGATCGCCTTCGCTCACCTAATCGCGCACGAGACGGAAGACTGAGGAACACACTATGAAAACAGGAGTATTGAAACACGCGAGCGTGAAGGCTCGACTCCGACTCGCCGGATTTCAGATCGCGATCCGGGAGCAGGAAGGATCAAAGTATACGGAGCGGATCGTTATCGTCGGGACTCCGTTCGAGGTTCAAGTCGGGCTCCGGGACGTCTTCATCGTCGAGGTTCTGTCGGGATCTCGTGAACAGACCGCGTACTTCTTCGCAGTCGACGAGCGGGATCTCGTGAAGGAACTCAAAGTCCGGATCAGCGCGCACAACACGAAGCGCGATCTCGAATGGACGGACGCGGACCGCCGCTTCCTTCGCGCGATGAAAGTCGATCCGACGAGATGACGAGAACGAAGACATTCACCGTTCGGACGTGTCCCCACTGCGCCGTCGAGCTCGACGACGCTTTCATTCTTCACGCCGCGGCCGTCATAAACGCCCGGCGAGCCCGAGAGAGCGGACGGAACGGCCGTCCGCCGAAGCCTTCGCGCTGCCCGAGATGCGGCGCGAATTGCAATTCCGCGACCGCCGCCCGGTCGCATTGTCGGAAGCCGAAACAACAGAGAACGGAGGAAGTATGATCGAGATCATCGAGGAAGCCGGAGAACAGACGGTCGTCTCGCGACGGCGCATCTTCTGGAACTTGAACGATACAGAGAGCGGCTTCGAGTTCGACGTCGACGAAGCCGGGAAGCTCACCGGAGCGTCGGCGAACCCGGACGCCCGGAAGAACTTCGCGTATTGCGTGAATCACCCGGAGCTCTTCGGCGACGCCGGGATCGAGGTTCACGAGCGCGTGATCCGTCACCGTGCAATCGGCCGTTGTCGATGCGGAGAATCCGTCGAGCTCGGTTCGTTCACTTGCGAGTGTCCGAGATGCGGCGCCCTCTACAATTGGAGCGGACAAGAGCTCGCCGATCCGAGCCAATGGGGAGAAGAGACGGGAGAGCATCCCGCGGACCTGTTGAGAATTTAGCTCTCAATCGAAGCGCCCGGAGCTTCGGCTTCGGGCGCTCTTTTTTATGAGTCCTCGAACGGCAGGAACGACCGGCGGATCTTCGAGCCTTTTCGCACCCCGCGAGCATACGCTCTCCATTCCGCGGCCGTCTGATAGTTGATCTTCGGATCTGTCGACCATCCCAAAAGCCCGAGCACTTCCCCCCTGTGCTCCGGATCGGCTCCGGCGTGCATCGCTCCGACCGCGCGCCGCTCTCGAATGAGCTCGTCCAGTCCGGCCCGGCCCGGCGGCTTCCGGCGGCTCACGATTCGCTCTCCAGGTCCGCCGGGCTCATCAGATACATCAGCACGGCCGCGAGAGACTTCCCGTCCATATTCTCGCCGCGCTCGATCCTGGAGAGCGTCGCCGGAGAGATCCCGATCGCGGTCGCTTGTGCCCGGATCGAGACGTCATTCATCCGTCGCCACATTCGGAGTATCTTCCCGAGCTGCATCGATTCCCCCTTCTTCAATTCCGAGATTCTTCCATCCGTCCGGGCGCTCTTCCGGAGGAACGGCCCATCGGCCATCGATGACGAGTCGACGGACCGGACCGGCGGCGGCTCTTCGGTCTAAATGATTGCGGATGTCCGCGGCGGTTCGGTGGAGTAACCCGAACGGATCGCCCGGTATGAATTGCGGCGACCCGAGCCGTCCGCCGTGACGAGCCCGAGCTCGGGCTCCGCGAAGCGTTTTCACCGCTTCACCCTATCCCGGATCACTTTCGGATACCATCTCCAGGACTCCGTCGGTCCGTGTCCATCGCGCCGGAGCGGATCGAGATGCTCCCGGAGTATCTGTCGAGCATTGAGCCCGCGAGCGGCCCGGAGAGTATCGCGAACGACTTCCTCCGGCGGATCTTCGCCGCCGCCGTATCCCGTTGTCAGTTGCGCGTGTTCGCGGATGTAGCCTTTCAGCGTCTCCAGTTCTGAGGAATCATCATCCGGGCGCTTTCCGAGTTCGACCTCGATCGGACCGCCGGAGACCTTCCGGGCGCGGAGCCCGGCGGACTGGATCTCCTGGACGACATTCCTTCGAGGAACACGCTCGGACGACGAACACATAGGCGTCGGCGTTGGCGTCGGCGTTGGCAGAGCGCACGGGAGAGCCATTTGTGCGCTCGGATCGGCCGTCCGTGCGCTCGGATCGGCCGTCCGTGCGCTCGCCGCCCGAGTGTAGAACGCCGCGATCGGTTCCCGTTCGGCTTTCGAGAGCCGATGGAGCCGCGGGACGGTCCCGTCGGCGAACCAGTCCCGAGCCCGAGCGAGCTTGAGATGAATCGAGTCTTCGCAATGCTTCGGCCAATTATGGACGACGAGTCGGTGGACGTCGTGTCGATCGAGCCAGCGCCACTTCACGAGCGCCGCGACGAGCTCGTCCGCGTCGCCCTGCCAGTCGAGAGCGAGAGCGAGATCTTCGTTCGAGAGCTTCCCAATATCGCCGCGCGGCGCTTCGTTCGCCGTGCGATGCCAGAGAAGCTCTAAGAGCCCGACTCCGGCGTATTGCGGGAGCCCGAGCTCGCGACATAGTTGTCGGAGCTTTGTCTTGTCCGGCGTTCCCCGCTTCATCGATTCCCCCCTTTTGCGGCGGCGCAATTCTCGCAGACCCGGACGAACATTCCGTCTCGTCGACAGCGAGTTGAACATCGAGAACACACCGGCTCGCCGCATTCGTAACAGATAAGCCGCGCTGATCGCTCACCTTCGGCAATACCGCCGCCGACGTCCCCCCCGACCTGATAACCGGCCGGAGCGATACAGAGATCGCCGGACACCGAGCACGGACGAACGTTCCGGCGGCTCATCGTGTGATCCCCCGGACGATATTCGAGCGCCAAACCGAGCGCGGGTTCCCGTGACAGTTCGCGATCTGAGAAGCTCGGAAGTCACCAGTCCGACCGATCCATCCGAGCTTCAGAGCGTGCAACATAACCGGCCCGAGAGCGCGCTTGTCCCGCGTCACGACGTCGAGCTCGTCGAGGATCTGACGGACGTCGTCGACGATGAATGTTCGACGGGAGAGCGCGACTGTCCGCACCGCTTCGAGCGCCGCTTCCCTCCAGTCGTCGTCGGCGTTCCTCTCGACGCGTTCCATCGCTTCATCCCGCGCCGTCATCCATTCCGGCTTCCGTTCCGGCGCGGACTTCGGCGCGGAAGCGAGCCCGAGTTCGAGTTGATCGCCGCTCATCCCCGCCCCCTTCCGCGCCGGGCATTATGGAAGCGCGCTCGATGTTGAGAACAGCAGAATTTAGCCCCTGCGGAGACGGGAGCCGAACAGGACTCAAGAGCACAGATCCGCGTCCCGGACTCGTCTCGGCGCGATTGTGCGCGTATACGAGCCAATTCTGAGAGACTCTCGAATTCGAGTTGCTCGACCCGTTCCGCTTCGTCATCGCGGCCGCTCATGCGGAGCGCGCGAACAATGTCCCCGCGCGCGGCCTTGAAGATCTTCCGAGCCGTGAGAGCCGTCCCGTCGGCGTCGACGAGGTTCGGCCAATAATAGCCCCACGGGACGCCAGTCGTACTTTGAATCGGCATCCCATGCTCGAACCGGAGCTTCCGAACGAGCTTCTTCGTCGTCCGGGTCGAGATCCCCACCTGTCGAGCGAGATCCGCGAGCGGAATCGGGTTCCCGCGAGAGCGACTGAATACGATCACGAAGATCTCTGAGAGTCTTCCCGAGAGAGCTTGAGTGTTCATCGTTCCTCCATTTAGAATGCGGTCCCGGCCTTCAATCCGGAACCCTTGCAAGCCGCACATACTTGGGACGAGCCGATCTCGCCCGCATCGCGTCGCAAGCTACGATCGACCCGGCTCTTACAGTGTGGACATTGACCGCCGATCCGGACTGTCGCCGGGACCGGGAACCCGCAGCGATTACAGGTCCGGCCCTTTCCGTCGCGTTCGCGACACCGAGCGGCGATTAAGCGCTTGTTCTCTTCGGCCATAATGTCCCCTGTTGATGCTCGGCGAGCCGATAGATCACGAGCTCGATCCGCGGCGATTCGCGGTCGATGAGAAGCCGCGATCCGTCCCAATGTTGAATCTGTCGATCGTCCTCGATGATCCCGGCCCCGTTGCGTCGTTGAGTGATCCGGCCCGTCTTCCGGCTCCGGAACTCCCGCGGCGCCTGAAGCCAGTCGGCGAGCGCCTGATAATATCCGACCGGGTCTCCGATCGCCCGGTCGCGATAGAAGAGCGCCGCGACGGAGACCGGCTCCCACATCGGAAGCTCGATCCCGGCGTCGAGAAGAGAATTCCGGAGATACGGCGCGTATGTGAGCGCCGTCGCGAACCATTCCCGGAACGCTTCGGACGGCTGGACGTTCTGATAACGGCTCTTCCCGCACACCGAGCACCGCGGACCGATTCCGACGATCTGATTCGATGTCTTCTTCGTCCGCGGCGCGCCCGGTATCACGAGCTTGATCGGTGGAAGGCTCCCGGCCGGGCTCGGTGGAGCCGGGCCGGGAACTTCCTTCTCCGGAGCGGCCGGGCTCATCGCCGCCCCTGGAGAACCGCGCGGACAGCATCTTTCCACGTCGCGCCCGGATGGTCTTCGAGATAGTCCTCGACGAGAGCGACGTGATCGCCGGACCGTGCTCTTCCGGGCTCCGTCGCTTCGATGAGCCGCGTCGTCCGCGCGGCCATTCGCCGAGAGATCGAGAGCATCGTTCGTAGGTCGGACAGATACGACGATGTCACCGGGAGCTCGCGGAGCACCTTCGCGAGATGCTCCGCGTCTCCGACCATCCGCCCGAGAAGCCGGATCTCTTCGTCCGGCTCCGGCGCGATCGCGCGATCGTCCGTCTCGTGATTGACCGGAATCACCGATCGGATCGTTGACATCGGATCACCCGACCGTCGCCGATGCTTCGGCGCTCGACTCCTTCTTCTTCCGGGGAAGCCTCCGCGGCGGCTTCTCTTCCCGGCCGTCGATGGTCTGTTGAGTCGCGGCCGGTTCGTCTTCCGATTCGCTCGCGAAGTCCCCCTGTTCGAGAACCGCGACGCGAAGTTGTCCGAGCCCCTCGCCGACGACTTCCCAGTATTTGAAGACCAGAGGAAGAGTCCCGCCGGGCGCGGATACGTGGAACCGGAGCTCCGTCTCCGGCTTCGTGTCCGGGTCTCTCTGAATATGAACGACCCGGAAGTCGGAGATCTGAGTCGCGACGATCTCCAGAGTGGACGGGAGTCCGTTCGCCTTGAGCTTGAGCGACTCGATTCCCATCGGCTCGCGTGTGAGCTCGGCGACCTTGATCGAAGCGGCGTCCCGAGCATCGACACAATTCAGCGTCTCGGCGAGCGCCATTGATAAGTCGCTCGTCATGTCGAAGTGGACGAAGAGTCCGCCTTCCTTATTGCGCCGGAGCTCGACCTTACGGATGTGAGCGCCGCCGAATGTGATTGTCGGCATCAGTTGTCATTCCTCCTGTTTTGTTGTTTCAGACGAACGAAGGTTCTCCGGGAGATCTTCCTCCGTCGCCTCGAATGGGAGACCCGGCGACGTCGCCGTGATCGCCCGAAGATGGGAGACGAGAAGCGCCGCGAGCTTCCGGAGCTCGGACGGCTTCCGTCCCGAGAGATCCGCCGGACCCTTCATCTGGAATTGAGAGAAGATCTCGGCGACGTCGTCTTCCGCGCCGCCCGCGGCGGCGATCGTGGTCTGAAGACGAAGAAGTTCGGATTCGTAAGAGAGCGGCGGATTCGACGCCATTCGCTCGAACATCTCTCGGAGCTCGGCGTCTCCGAACGAATCCGCGGCCGCGCGGCTCTCAGAATGGCCCAGTCCGGCCCCGGAATCGCCCTCTAAACGCGTTTCAGTCGCTTCCGCGACCTTCCCGTCGTCCCGAGAGCCGGAGAGCGCCGCGGCGTTCTCAGCGATCCGAGCTTCCGCGTCCTCGATCGTCTGAACGTCCCGCGCGAAGCGCTCGGGCGTGACTGGCTCGAACGACATCTCCCTATGACGCCGTATCCGCGCGCGCCTGGTTCGCGCCGCATCCTCGACGACGTCCGGGTCCGGCTCGACGTGGACGGAGAATCCCCGCTGAGAGTGTCCCTTCGGGTCTTGATAGGAGATCGGGCGCAATATGAGGAAGAGCGGGACATAGGCGATCGACTCGAAGAGCCCGCGGACTTCCTCGACGCTCGTGTTCAAGTCGATGATGGTCTGGACGGAAGTCGTCTCGAAGCGCGCCGTCGCACCGATCCGCGGGAGCTTACGAAGCTGGAATTCCAGAACGCCGCGCGGCGGACACTTCGGATTCGACCCGGTCCCGAACTTACATCCCCCTTCGCGACACTTCTCGATCGGGAATGTCTTCGAGCCCCGCGCTTCCGCTTCCGCGGCGAGCTTCTTCTCTTGGGAGTTCTGCGCGAACCAGTTCGCCCGGCGCGCGAAGCGGCCGTCCCCCCAACATTGGAGCTTCCCGTTCGCATACATTGAGCGATGAGCCGAGAACGGACCCTCGCCCGTGAACATGATCGGGATTCGCCGCGGCGCGATCCCGTGAGCCTCGATCGCCTCGAACGATGGCCGATATGTTCCGTCGTCGTCGGCGGCGTTGAATGTGAAGTAAGAGAGCTTCCGCGGCGCGGCCGCTCTCTTCGTCGAGTCGAGCTTCCGCAGTTGCTCGAAGGCTTCCTCGACTTGTTCCAGATCGAACGGTCCGTGAATCTTCGGAGTCTTCCCGGACGAGCCTTCGACGATATGGAAGCCAATCGAATCGTGATCGACGCGAAGGTCCGGTCCCGGCGGTAATCCGATCTGGACTTTGAGAACGTAGGGACGGCGAACGATGGGCTCGCCGTCCGACGTGTGAGTCACCCCATAGAGTCGCCGCGGATCGGGAAGGCGATCCGGGCTCGATGGATCGCGATCTGTCATTAGGCGCGCCCCTGGAGTATCTGAAGAACGAGATCGAGCTTCGCGCGATCCTCATTCGTGAACAGTCCGGCGTCGTGAGGGACGCCGCGCGAGACGACGAAGATCCCGGCCGGTCCCGGCGCGACTTTTTCACCGAGCCGGAGCGAGCGCTGAGGAACTGGCACTTCTTTCCGGCTCAGACCTTCCGGCCGGGAATGTCGCGGAGCCGGATAAAAGTCGAGCGCGCCGTCGACTTCCTTCCATTCGCCGCGCGCGCCGACGCCGTGCGCGTATTCCTGGAACCGGAGACCCCACGCCGGAAGTTGATTCCCTTTCAGGAGAACGACGAACAGACGTCTCGTTTCCTCCGGCGGATAGAAGAGTCCCCCGCGCTCCCATTGTTGCTCTTGAACGAACTCGCCGCCGACCGCTGCCCGGAGCCGTTCCGCTTCCTCGCGAGTCGTAAGCACTTCCGGAGAGAGCGGCATTCTCCCGGCCCCGTCGCGGACCTGATAAGCGCTCGTCGGGTTCTCTCTCATATACCGAGCGAGCCAGTCGGAGTATGATTCGTACTCGTACTCGCCCGGAAGATTCACCGAGACGGCGAACTTGCGGTCGATCGTCTTCGTGTGCTCTTGTCCCGTCCTCAGATCCCAATATCGATAACGGACGAGCTCGGCGATCTGCGAAGAGTCCTCCGGGAGCCGCCAGAGCTTCTGAGGATGATCCGCGTCGAATGGCGGCGCTTGTTGCCCATAGCGGACGCGATAGGTCTCCCGGTTGAGCGCCGGGAATAGATTCAGCGCCGAGAGCGGCGCGGTCGTGTTCGCCGTGATTGGCGGCGCGTTCGGATCGTCTAACATCGTTGTTCATCTCCTGTAGTTGGAGCGCGGTCCGCGCTCCGTGTTTCCTCCGGTTGCCCGGCTTCTTCCGACGGCTCGCCGCCGTCGAGAACGACCGGGAAGTCATAGATCAGGCCATCGCCGATCACTTCTGAATCAGGGACCGCCGAGAATCTCAAGTGATCCCCTAATGGCATCACGAGTCCCGCGCGACCTCCATTCTCGTCCTCGACGATCGCGGGAAGCGCGCCCGTCGACGAGACCTTCCAGACGAGCGCCGGATCGAAGATCCGAACGAAGCGCTCGTCGAAGTAGAGCTCGCCGAAGCGCCGTCCGTAATATTCCCCGGCGTGAAACAGACTCGGCGCCCGACATAGGTATCCGGGCTCTTCTGGACGATAAGGAATGAACGACGGAACCTTCTCCCGCCACATCTGAAGCACCCGATCACGTCGTCCGGCGACGTCCGGCGCGTCGTCACTGTCGAGGAACTCTTCGGCGAGTTCCGTCCGGATGATAAGATGTCCATCCGTGAAGAGAGAGAACCCTTCCTCCGGATACTCGAATACGGCGATCGGCCCGCTCGGAAGGATCGAGCGAATCAAATAAGTGAGCCGTTCGAGATCGATTCGCGTCGCCGGGTCGACGCTCATCCGCGCTTCCCCCCTTGTTTCGCGAGTTGTCGAGCGATCCGACGCCGACTTCGGCGCGGAAGGTTGAATGAGACGAGCCCGGATCGGGTCCGGAATCCATAGTCGCGATTCACCATCCGGAGCGCGTGACGGAAGCGCGTCCGGCGTTTCATCTGTCGAGAGAGCATCATTCCTCCATTCATTCGTTGAACCAGTTCTCGGCGACGGCGAGCCGTGCCCGGCATTCCGTGAGCGCGCCGCCGAGATCGTTCACGAGCCCGTCGCTTCGGG